TGCTGCTTGCTCACGACGAGCTAATTCATCTTTGATATTTGCTTTTGTTGCCATAGCTTCTGCACGGTCTGCGCGACGAGCTGCTGCAAGTGCGGGGTCTGTAAATCTTTCTTGCATCGCTTTATAGTCTGCAATAGATTGCCCAACATCAGGAACTTTAGTTTCACCAGATAAAGCCGCGCGTTGTTCTGGGGATATTGATTCACCTGCTCGTTTAGTTGCTTCTTCCCAATTGAAAGCTGATGGTGCGGCTACGTCTGCATCAAGTACACCTGCTCGTGGAGCTACTACTACTGGAGCTTCTTTTTTGGTTGTATCTACCGCTGGAGCTGCCGCTTGTTTTACTTGTGCCGCAGACTGCGCAATGCTTTCAGGACTTACTTGAATTTCAGGTGCGTATTCTTTTCCTCTAAACGCAGGGTCAACACTACGTTGTGCACCTGATTGCAATGCACGCCATCCTGCACTTACTGCTTCTGGAATCCCTGAACGTTGTAGTAATGTAGGGCTAGTATCGTCTTCTGGAACACCACCGAACACATCACTAATGGCATTTTTTGGAGTACCTGCGGAGAATGATAATATACCACCTTTAGCGAAGTCTTGTGATGCACCTTGTGCGCGCAAACCTAATTCAGCGCGGATATCACCTTTAACGATTGGGCTTGGAGTTGTGCCCATCATTGCCTGTAGTTTGTCAGTAGGTAGTTTTGAGATGTCTGCTTTAATTGCCCCACCTACATCGAAACGTTCTGCTTGCATGATGCCACCAGCTTTGGCAGTTTTTGTTGGAGCTTGGTTTGCTAATGCACCTGTTAAGCCAACCAGTTGGTTAGTCATTGAAGGTTGTGCTTGGTATTGTTGTGTAGTCATACCTTGCATTGGTAACCCGCGAAGCATATTAGACATCATACCTAACTGCATCATTGGGTACTGTTGAGCATTGGCGTAGTTCTGGATAGCTTGATTTGTAATGTTCTGTTGCTGTGTTTGTTGTTGCTGACCCATAGTACTTTGAGTACCAATGATACCTTGCTGTGCGGCTTGTTGTGCTGTACCTAATTGACCTAATGTACCAGCTGCAGCATTTGCTTGACCCATACCTGCAAGACCAGCATTAACACCTGAGATACCTTGACCTAAACCTGATAGGGCTGTATTAATACCTTGCATACCAGCTTGAGCACCTTGAATGCCTAATCCAGCACCTTGCATTGCCGCGCCTTGACCAGCGATACCAGCTTGAGCACCTTGAATACCTGCTTGTTGTCCTTGAAGCCCTAAGTTAGCACCAAACTGCTGTGCTTGTTGTGCTTGGTTAAATGCGTTGTTATACCCTTGAGCAATCGCTTGGCTTTGTGCTGTACCCATATTGCGTTGGTTCTCAGCTGCCATTAATGCTTCACGACTACCACCCATAGCACCTGCTTGTGTGGCTTGACCTTGTTCTTGTGTACCTGTAATACCATACTGACGACGAATTTCAGCAAGTTGTGGGTCTAATGATTGTTGTAGGTACGGATTCATGTACGCACCAATAGAACCGTTTGTTGCAGCGTTAGCGTATTGATTTCCTGCCTGACCTGCCTGCTGACCAAACCCTGCGCCCATTGCGCCGTAACCTGTAGCTTGTTGACCAGCTTGAGCCCCCATACCACCATAACCAGCGGCTTGTTGTCCAAAACCTAATCCACCCATACCTGTGGCAGCACTAGCACCACCATAACCAGTGGCTTGATTAGCAAGTCCAAGTGAACCCATACCTGACATACCAGACATTTGTGATGCTTGACCAAACTGACCCGGCAGCTGCATATTTGCAGCTGTGTTTTGTGCTTGTTGTTGTAGTGGTGAGAAACCTGCTACATACTGAGATGGGTCGGTACTGTATGGCGAATATGGAGCAAACCCAGTGATATTACCCGAGGCATCTTTATTGAATAATTGATTTTCAGTAGCACCCAACATATTCATTACATACGGTTGCGCGTAGTCAGGAATGTTGGTATTTTGAACTGTCGTATTAGTAGGGGCAGGAGTACCACCACCACCAAAAGAAAGTGTAAATAGGTTATTAATTAACCAAGCTGGACTAAAAAATTTAAACATGAGTTACCTCTATATAAGCTTTGAATATACTTTATCAGTATGTTTATAACCCAAGTACTCGAATAGCCTTGAATTATCTGAATGCACTTTTGTACCATAGATAATGCGATTAACACCAATTCCTTTTAGCACACCTTCTGCATACTGGAATAACTTGATGCCAATTCTACCTTTTCTATATGGTTTTGAAATAAAATACGCATCTTCAAATGCGGTAATACAGGTTTTATAATGCGTGTGGGGTTGAATAACAAAAACAATATAACCTGCTAAATTGCCATCAACCCTACATGTAATCACTCGTAACATACCCGCATCTTGTAATCTATCAAATGCATCGTAGTTCGGGTCCATCTGAAACTCTTTTGTTACTGACAACTCATCGTAATGCTCTTGGTATAACTCACTTAACTCAATGACTCTAATACCCTCATCTGCGTAGATAACTTCCATTTCTTTCTCCTAGGTTGAACTAGGTACTATTATGCCGGCATATCGGGCCAATGTCTATTTCCTTTTTGGGCATTATCCAATGCATGCATTAACTGTAAATTGTCCCATACATGTAACCCACAAACTAATTTACTCACTAATGGGACAATATGGTCTACCTGCATTTGCATGCAACTAGCTTCCATATAAACATCCCCTATATCAGTCATATTTGCCCAAGCTGGAGTAGCTTGTTTTAATCCTGTACGTCGAACTACTTCATATCGGCTTGTACTTATTCTACCCTTTGCTGATTTTTTATATCTTCGTTTTACTTCGGGATTACTTATTTCTAATTTTCTACCTTTTAATGTCCGCTGTTTATTTGCATATATTCGCCTAGTTTCCATATACTCCGGAGTTTCTTTAAGCTTATTATGGGAACGCATCTTTTCAGCTCTTCGAATATCCCGCGTAGCTTCATAATATATTTTTCGTTTTCTATATATTTCTGATTTTTGCTCCATGGTTAATGCAGCCCATCGTTCCGCAGCAGTCATTTTATGCAGGTAATACTTGTGAATCATTAATAGGTTTAATTTGTTTTTTTGTTCCATGCGCTTGTTTTCGCACCCTATCCATCATATCATGAAGTTTTTTTGCCCCTGCATTAGTAGAACCACCACCAAGCCCACTAACTACGTCTGAGCTTACAACAAATTCACCATCGGCAAGTCGTGCAGGTTGTTTGTTTGCAATCACTGCAGGGATATTATCACTTAAACCTGTCCCGGGACCACTAAGAAGCCTTGGCTCACCACCAGCAGCATAACCGCCTAGTGTTGAGTGGTCTGCACCGAGGATACCACCTGCAGCGAATTGACCATCTCCAGCCTGTGGCTGTGCCGCGCCTTGTGCCGCTTGTTGTGCTTGTTGTGGTGCAGACATTTGGTTAAACCCCATTGGTGGAGCAGTTTGTTTAGCACGGTTTGCATAGCTTACTAATGCTTCTAGTTTCTTTTGACGATATGCAGCAGCTTCATGTGGTGCTAAGTGTGCTGTATTTGCATCGGTATCTTGATTAGTGCTCCAAGGTGAAGGACCACCAAGCATTGAAATATTTGACATATCCATAGTTGGAGTACCAACGACATCACCACGACTAAACGCAATAACGCCACCACCTGCCATACTCGAAGTTGGTTCACCTGTATAAGCATTGGTTGGTACTTCATAGCCTGAATTAACTATTTCAGAACTTGTAGGCATTTGACTTGGTGTTGCATATTGTGTATTAGCTTGTTGACTTTGTGGATACATCGCGCCTTGTGGACCTTGAGGTTGTTGTCCTGCCATAGCTGCAATACCGCCTTGGTCAAAAGACAAGATACCACCTGAAGCATACCCCCTCATTATCCCACCTTGTGCCGCTACTTTTGTAGGTTGTGTATATGTTGGATTGTATACAGAAGTGTCTGATATGACATGCGAGCCTTTAAAATTTGGCGATAAGGTCATATCCATTGCTTGACCAGTAGGCTTTATAACTGTGGGTTGTGCATAGCTTGGACCGAATGCATTTTGTGCTAATCGTAAGCCCATCATAGTAGCCATAGGATTTTCTTTGGCAAAGGAAGTTATACCTGACCCAGTACTTTTTATCATATTTAATGCATCTTGAAACCCTGATGTGATTGGGTCAACAGGATTTGCGCCACCAATACCACCAAAATTTTGACCTGCGGGTTGCATACTATATGGACTTTGTGCTGCTGCTGGTGATACAGCATATGGATTTTCAACAGGTACAGATGATGGGGGTAAGCTAACTCCGGGTCCACCAGCGGTAGAATTTAAATCTATCCCTGCTGTTTGACCTAATGTAGTAGGCGCGGCTGTTGCCGCTGGTAATGCAGTTGCCGCTGTTCCTGCATCTGCGCCTAAAATTCCTGCTCCTCCTAATTGTCCTGCTTGCCCTGCGGCTATTTCAGAAGCAGCTGAAGAACCTAAACCAGAGCCTAATGTTTCTAATGCTGGCGCAACTCCAGAAGCAGCTAATGATGTACCTGTACCAAGAGCATCGGCAATCGCGGTATTGGCTGTTAATTCTTCAGCCGAAAGAGCGCCAACAGCAGGTAACGTTTCTGCGGTTACTCCTAGAACTTCGGGTAAAAATGTCGTTGCAAATACTCCAGCCATAATCGTAGTCCTTATTTATTTGTTGTATATTACCATGTTAAGTCTTGACTTTCAAAACATTTCCTGCTGTTGTATCTCGATAAACTGTGCCTGCTATAAGTGTTGCTAGGCTTGTTTGTGTAGGCAGTCTATCTATATCTAAAATCAAACCAGCAGCGGCTGAAACTCCCGGACTATCTAGCTGTGCAAAGTAAAGCCGTAACACGTTAGTAAGCTGGTCTATGTACTGCTGACTATACTCAACAGGAGCAATTGGTAAGTTTGGTGCTTTAGTTGTTCCAGTAGCCATTATCTACCTCCAATACCTTGATTCAAGTTCTTTTCTAGCTTCCACAGCTTCTTCCTTTATAACTTACATTACAATCCGTGTATATATCTATCTACGACCATCATTTCGCACATCGATTCTTGGCATTCCAAGTTGCCAAGCCACACCCAAGCCTGTAGATTCAATTCTGAAGCTCAACTGACGACCACGAAGGCGTGTATATACTTGACCTGTAAATTCTTGAATATTATAGGTATGCTGGGTAATAAAGTTATTGCTGCTTACCACCGTTGGATTATCTGCTTGTCCGTAGGGGGTACCTGAGTTTTGGCGTGGCTTAACCGTCATTGTTACAGTAGGTCCGTTTGCAGTAGAGCCGTTAAAGTTTACGTCAGGTAGTATGCGCCACACGAAGCCAAATATATGCCCATCGCCAATATCAAAATCAGATGATTGTACATATGCATTAATAGCAACTGATGAAGTACCTGCATTATCATCTACTGAAGATTCGTGGAATAAGATACGATTATTGTAATCCGCTGCCATAGGGAACTGACGAATACCTGAATCTAGCCAAGCTGTACGAGCCATAGTGCCATAGTACCAAACACGGTCTACATAGTTGTAGATAACATATTTATCGATTGAGTCATTAGTACTCTCACTGCTTACATAGAACCACCAGATTTCATTGAATCCTTCATTACCGCCAGCAAATACTTGGAATGATTGGTCTAGATTAATATCGTCATAGATGTACTGTCTTAAGGCGCAAGGTAATGTTTCAACTCGACCTGAATACATATAGAACTTATCAATACCCATCCAGTAAGTTACGTTATTGACTGTAATCATTGAGTTAGGTGACATGACAGAGATATTATCCATCATAATATTAAAGCCCCAAACGTAGGGCGCACCTAGGTACTGCATAGCATATAACGCTGAGTCAGTCCATACTAGAATTTCTTGACGGGTAGCCCTAGCCCCCATAATGAATGAACCGTTAGTTAATGCGAACTCGCCTGATTGGTTTGTAATATCTGGAACCCATTGTAACGGGTCTAGTTGGTCTGACCAACGTACAAGCATTGGATTAAATGGAGTTGTTGGGTTGCCTGATACATATGAATTAGCGCCAAAAGCAATAACAAATTTTTGAATTGCTGAAGTAATTACTTGGTTTGTAGCTACTGGAGTATAGGCACTCCCAGATAAAGT